CGGAGAACGGGTATGGTGCGGAAGCTGATATCCACAGGAACTTCGACAACGCTCATCGTCGAATTTCTTATAAAGCTCCGTTCTGTGCCTGTACGCGACCCTCTCCGATTTGGATGACCGCTACTGAACCCAAATACCACACACAGCATATCAAAGGGATTTGCAACTCACTTGGCACAGCTGCGTTCGACCTCCTCCCAGCCTTCCTCGAGATCCCCATCCATCATGCCCCAGATCTCTTCCCGGATATACCGTCTGGGCAGCGCCTCCTGGACCATTATAAACGGGATGGTAGTCGTAGTCTCAAGAGGCTTATCCCGGACGTCGCCCAATGTCCTGACCGTCGGCCTGACTTCGCTGCTGCTGGTTACTTCAGCCACGCTCGCAACTATTTCTGGGGGAATCGCGCTGTCTATGCGTACGCCCATCGTATTCTGGCCCGATCCACAGGTAGCGAGTATGTCTGTCCTCCAAGTTGTACGACAGCGAGACGTCTGGCACGTCAGTTCGTTGATATGCAATCTGAGTCTACTCGTGTTGAGTCCAACAATTATAACTACGCTGTGGCGAGATTGGCGCTTACAGGCAGGGGTTGGGACGGATACTATGCGGCGTGTAGCTTCGACAGGACTCGATCAAGTACCCATAGCGGAGCCTATAGCCGACGCGTTAGGGCATGGAGAGCAACAGCAAGACAACTTGTCGCAGGGAAGTCCCCAGATGAGCTCTCTACCATCATCGACTCCATACCAGCGCCCCCAGAGATCCCATTGGAGTACACGAAACGTCTCCCAGCACATCGAGCGGGGTATCGGGTCAAGTTCTATGCCATCGGCGAGATCTTCTTCCTCCTCCGTGTCCGTGTCAACGCCCTGGGTAAGGAACAATGGCGGGATTCGGAACTCTACCTCTTTACCGAACGTGATCTCAAGGACCTCTGCTTCGTCCTCAAATCTGCCACGTACTTTCACGTCTATACGTCAGGACGAGCAACAGACTACTTGGCGGGACCGGCTGAGTACAAGAAGTACGTCGACCGGCTCTGGCAGAAGCACCTGGAGGTCCTGAGCGTGGCGGGGGGGAGTTACGAGAAGAGGAATCTTGTGGGGGTGTTCTGGGACAACGTTGGGTGGAGCTATCAGGCGAGTTTGGCTGGGGACGAGTTCATGCCACATACGGAGATCATGAGGAAGAAGGCGGCGGACAAGGGACTGGTAGGGGACCTGGCAGTGTGGGCGACGGTTGAGATGCTAAAGGAGGTTGGTGTGGATACTGCGTTGGATTGGATCGGGATGGCTAAGATGTCTGTCTACCCTGAAGTGGATCCATACAAGATGGTAGCAGAGCAACAAGATCTCCATCTAGGACGACACGTGACGGAGTGGGAGGAGGGAACGGAAGAGCATGATTACAGGGAGGGCATCAAGATTTATCAGCGGTACTTCTTCATACATCTATACAAGGCCGCATACGATGTCTACCCTGGCATGATACGGGAAGGGATTGAGGAGAAAGCGTGGCATGACAGGTATCCGGTGACGGGAGTTCCTGGAGGGAATTGGGATGAGGCTGTGGACGTAGATCTCGAGGGTTGTATTCCGGGCGATATACCATGCATAGATAACCTCCTAGATGCCGCCGACGCCGCTTGTGCACCATCATCACCAGAAGCATTCACGAGTATCTCTACATATCGTGGTGCGCCCAAGTATGACAAGAGGAAATTGCTCTATGTCCTCCAGAGTGCCGAACTGCCAGATCTGAGTGCGGTGTGGAGGGATATGAATGAGATAGGTCGGGGTATGGGCGAGATGCAGGTTGAGCCGTGTGGATACAAGCCGCCCTTCGCCTCAGGAATCTCTACTGGCGCTCGCTCCGAAAGACAGAAAGACTCATTGAGACCTTTCTACCAGGAGTCCGCGCCGTGGAGTGCGATTACTAGTCATGCCGAGAAATATGTGCGCACCATCCTGAAGATAGTCCCGATGTCAATGATGGGTAAGTCGCTGAAAGATCGGAAGGAGGATATATATAGACTGATGAGGCACGGTGCGGCGGGTTGTATGACTGTGTGGGTGAGCGACGACAAGAAGAAATATTCACCACACATGGACCCAGAATCTCAGATGCTCACGGCTGACTTCTTCGCTGAAATCTCCGGATGTCCTGCGTTCAAGACCTTGACCAACTCAAAGCTCTCCGAGTCTCTGTACTATAGAGTGAATGGTCACCTAGTGTCGTACAATGCTAATGGCACCGACAGGGAGGGGATGCGTGGTGCACAGAACACATGGCTAGAAATCGTGGCACAGGCTTATTGTACTAGACGCATGCGAGCTAAGGGTCTAACAGCGGGCAGGACAGGATTTGCAGCGTTCATCGATGACGCTCTACGTGCGATTCCTATTCGAGTGAATGACTCATCTGAGCTTGCCGGGAAGATGCAGGAGGTGATTGCGGAGCTGGAGCTATGCATGCGAGTGATTGGGCGCGAATTCAGTTGGGATAAGGCTTACGTCTCACGCCACTTAGCGACGATGCTCAACGAGGTCTTCTACGACGGCCATCCCTATTCTGGTGGCCTCAAGTCATTCCTTACGATGCACGAACTCGATGAACCAGCGGTAATCGATGGCGGGCTACTCGAGGCTGAATACTTCTCTAAGGCACAAGGAACGTCGTCCGGGGGAACGCCTGCATGGGTCGCGCACGTTATGTACGCCTTCGAGGTAATACGGGGGCACTTGAGGCTTGGGGCGAAGGTGGGGGCTGAACAATATCCAGGGCTTGGGGAGACGGAGTATACGCTATGGCTATGCACGCCGCTGGCGCTTGGGGGGGCTGGGCTACGGAGTATGCTACAGATACTCAG